ATGTATATTTTTGGGCGGGTTGAATGTGGGGTTGATATGCCGAAGCGTGCTAAAGAACTTTCTGCAATTGAGGTTAGGCGGCTTGGACGTGGCGTTCACAATGTGGGCGGAGTTGCCGGACTGCTGATGCAAGTGACTGACAACGGCGCGCAATCATGGCTGTTGCGTGTTCGGGTTGGCGAGAAGCGGCGCGAGATCGGCTTGGGAGCTTTCCCCGAAGTGAGCCTTGCAAAGGCGCGTGAGAAGGCCGGAGAGGCTAAGGACGCGATCCGCAACGGGGTTGATCCTGTAGAGGCGCGCAAGGCCGCTAGATCGGCGCTGCTGTCGTCTCAACGGCAAGGGCTGACCTTCATAGAAGCCTTTGAGAAATACGCGGCTAAGAAATTGCCAGAACTCAGCACTGAGCGATATCGCACTCAGTGGCGCGCGACTGTCGAGAAATACGCCTTTCCCGAACTTGGCGGCATGTTGGTGCAGGATATCACGCGCGAGGATATTCTGAGGATCTTGCACCCTATCTGGGAAAGCAAAACCGAAACCGCGACCAAGGTGCGGCAGCGGGTGGAAAAGACGCTGGATTACGCCAAGGCGGCAGGGCATCGCACGGGTGATAATCCGGCGGCATGGCGCGGCAATCTTGAACTGGCACTATCCGCACCGATCAAGATTGCACCGAAAGAAAACTATCCGGCATTGCAGCTTGATGACGTTGCGCGCTGGTGGGTGGACCTTCAAGAGCGTGACGGGGTAGGGGCGACCGCACTGGCGTTTCAGGCTTTGACCGCTTCACGCACGGGGGCCGTCCGGTTTGCGACATGGGATGAAATCGACTTGGACGCGAGGCTCTGGACAATCCAGCCGGGCCGAACGTCCAGCAAAATACCCCCGACCGGAAAACCGCACCGCGTTCCGCTGACTGATAGCATGATTGCGCTGCTGAAAAGTTTGCCACGCATGGGCGATCTGGTTTTCACTTCCCCGCGTGGCGGCGTGATGTCGGATGCAACTCTGGGCAAGGTGATGCGCGCAATCCATGTGGGGGATATCGAGCGCGGCGGTGCGGGTTATCTGGACGCCAGAACCAAGATGCAGGCCGTACCGCATGGCCTAAGAAGCTGCTTTCGGGTTTGGGTCACTGAGCGCACCGAATTCGATGGCGATATGGCTGAAATTGCTTTGGCGCATATGGTGGGGAGCAAGGTTCGGCAGGCTTACGACCGTTCCGATATGATTGAGAAGCGGCGGGTGATGATGGCAGCGTGGGGGCGGTTCTTGCGCGGCGAACACGGGGCGAAAGTAGTACAAATGGAGCGACTGAATGGATGATGCAGCAAGCGGATTTGATAAGATAGTTCCCTCAATATTTGATCCATTGAAAGATATGTTTGGAATTGAGACGAACCCTAACTATGCGGCAGAATATAAAGTTAAAGCTAAGACTTTGGGTTCGTGTGAAAACAAAACGCTTTGTGATCAAGCGATGCAGGCAATGCGCCAAGGCGACCATTTCTTGCTTTCGCTGATTATTGAAGAAAATGTCCCAATGTCATACGAGTTTAGAAAATCCATTTCGCAGGCATTAATGGAGCCTAAACTACCGCGCACTAAAGGCCGAAAGGAGTCGAAAGATAAGAGAAATACCGCAAATATTACTTGCTCAATTTTTCACTGGCTTACCTTGCGTGATGGCTGGCCTACCGATGCAGCTAAGGAGCGAGCGGGCGAAATTTTAGGCATCTCGAAAAAAGCTGTAAATAATCGACTGTCACTGATCTCCGATGAGGCTTCAGCCGAGATTGCATGGGGTATTGAAAATTTGGGAATATTCCCAGAATTGTTTCGATCTGAAATAATGGCCGACTTGGCTGAGTACGGCTTGGGAACTGATTTAAAGTTTTATGGTGTATACGTTGGGAACCTTATTCAAACCGATTAACTTCCCGCGCTTTGGTTTGATCTGAACGCGGTTCTGCGCAACTTGAGAGGCATCTTGTAACAACGAGGTGCTTAAATGCCTGACACATATCTTTCCGATAAAGACCTGTCCGACCGCTACCGTATCACGCGCAACACCGTGTGGCGCTGGCATCGTGAGCGGGCTGACTTCCCCCGTGCTGTCAAACTTTCCCCAAACTGCACCCGCTGGAAACTGAGCGAAATCACCGCTTGGGAAGCCTCACAAAGCGAGGTGGCGGCATGATCCCTCAGAACCAACGCACCAATTTTGAGCGCACTTCGTATCTGCTGCACGAGGCGCGTGTCCTGCTGACCGCTCTGGAACTTGCGGACGATAACGCACCCGCGCGGGACAATGTGGATCAATATGCTCAGGCTGTGCCTGCGTTGATCCGTATGCTGGAAACCAAGCTGAACGAGATCGAAAAGGGCCATTCGTTTGAATGGGTAGGGCTTGGCGGTAATGCTAATGACCTGACCGATGACGAGATCAAACAGGCGCGGGGCGAGTAATTGAGCGTTCCCTACATCCCGTTCAACATCTTTCCGGTTGGCCCTGACAAGAAACCGTTGATTGCAGGCTGGCAGGCAAAGGCCACCCGCGATCCGCACACGGTTGCGCAGTGGCAGGCTAACGGTGCGCAGGCATGGGGCATCCCGTGCGGTGCAGCTAACGGTCTGTTTGTCATTGATCTGGACTTGGACAAGGCGACTGGCGAACCCATTGGTGAGGCGTCATTGAAGGCCCTGCCACGCTATGCGGCGCTGCTGGACCGTGCGAACGTGCATACCCCCTCAGGGGGGCGTCACATCTATTGCCAGCACTTTGAGGGCGGTCGCAACACCACGTCCAAGATAGGCCCGAAAATCGACACACGCGGCGAAGGCGGCTATGTGGTCGCGCCCGGTTCGTTCACTGACGGCGGTTCGTATATCGGGTTTTTCCCTGACGAATTGCCAGTTGTGCCGATGGGCTTGCGGGCGATGCTGCTGCATACGCCACCACCTGCACCCGTCCGCACCTTTGACCGGATCACACCAACGGGGGAGGTTGAGGAACTGCTGTCGCACCTTCCGGCTGATCTGCCCTACGCAGAATGGGTGTCTGTCTTGATGGCGCTGCACGACCGTTACAACGGCGCTGATGAGGGATTGACCCTTGCGGATGCTTGGAGTGCCACGGGCGCGAAATACAAGGCTGGCGAGGTTGCCGCCAAGTGGCGCGGGTTCAAGCGTAGCGGCGTATCATGGGCAACTATTCCAGCACTGGCACGGCAGCACGGCGCTGACCTTTCCGCAATCGCGCGGGGTCACATGTAATGACTGTTATCAACCTGAGCGGCATGAAGCCGAACCGCGCAACCGAAATCGAGAACCGCCTTGTGAGCCTGTCGGCAATCGAGGCGGTGCTGACCAGCAACTATCTGGTCAAGGGTTGGCTAGACCGTGGTTGCCTTTCAATTCTCTACGGTCCGTCCAATGCGGGCAAGACGTTCGTGGCGCTGGATATTGCAATGCACATCGCGGCAAGCAAGCCGTGGCGCGGGTTGCGCGTCAATGGCGGGCCTGTCCTCTACATCGCTGCTGAGGGTGGCGCGGGTATTCGCAACCGTCTTGCGGCGATCAAGCGCAACCGCCCTGACATGGCGTCTGCACCCTTCACCCTGTTGCCTATCGGGCTGGACCTACACGGGCAAGGTGACGCCTTGGCGGTCTGTGAGATTATGCCAGATGAGGCCCCCGCGTTGGTGGTGGTCGATACGTTGGCGCGGTCTATGGGCGGGGGTGATGAGAACACGGCCAAGGATGCGGCAATGTTTGTGCGCAACTGTGATCTGATCCGAGAGGCCACGTGTGCGCACGTCATGGTGATCCACCACACCGGCAAGGATACTGAGCGCGGTGCGCGTGGTTCGTCCGCGTTTCGGGGTGCGGTCGATGATGAAATCGAGGTCACAGTTGATGGTGAAATTGTAAACCGCAAAGTGCGCGACCGTGCCAAGCCTGAACCGCTGCACTTCAAACTGCGTTCGGTCACACTTGGCATGGATGAGGACGGCGAACCCGTCACAAGCGCCGTGGTGGACGCGACTGAGGCACCTGCACCGAAGCGCAAGCCGCTCAGTGGAAAGAACGAAGTGGCTATCCAAGCCCTCAATGATGCGCTGCGTGACCACGGTACGACCAGAAGCGGCAACTCATACCCAACCGACCGCAAGGTGGTCGAGGTGGACAAGTGGCGCGATGCGTGTGGCGTCCACGGCCTGACCTCAGGTGTCAGTGATAGCGCGGCGCGAACTGCCTTTATGCGGGCCAAGACCAAGCTGATGGACATGAATGAGGTCCGTGAGTTTGGCGACCATGTTTGGAGGGTTCAAGATGATGAGTAACCGTCACAACCGTCACAAGCCGTCACTGTGCGTCACAAGTGCGGACCAGTCTAGCCGTCACCAACGTCACACACCTCTAGGAGGTGTGACGATTGTGACGCTGGTGGCATTGATGATTGATTTGGTCCCAATGCCCCCCTTTTCTTTCGGGGGGAGGGTCGCGGTGTGGGGTTATGCGTTCGCGCTGTGCGGTCTGTGGTGGGCGGCATGAAGAACAGCACGAAGGCAATCCGGTTTCTGGAAACGCTGGCAATCCCTGAGGGTCCGAAGGCTGGCGAACTGATCCGGCTGGCACCGTTTCAAAAGCAATTCGTGCGGGGTTCGTTAGCGGATGGCGTGAACGTGGCTGTTCTGTCGATCGGTCGCGGCAATGCAAAGACGGCTCTGTCTGCTGGCATCGCCTTGGGGTCTGTCATGGGCAAGTGGGATGAACCGCCAAGGCGCGAGATATTGATTGCGGCGCGGACGCGGGATCAAGCGCGGATTGCGTTCGACTTCGTGGTCGGCTTCATGCGGTCGCTTTCTGAGGACGAACAAAAGCTGTTCACTGTGCGGCGTTCCCCGCGTCTGGAGATCGAATATGACGGCGATGGCGGCGGGCATTTCATCCGGGCGATTGCTGCGGACGGCAAGAGCGCCTTGGGGTCTGCCCCTACGCTGATCTTGATGGACGAGCGCGGGCATTGGGCTGCGGATCAAGGGGACGCTCTGGAACATGCGCTGCTGTCCGGTATGGGCAAGCGCGGCGGGCGGGCGCTGATTATATCCACCTCGGCGGCTGATGATGCGCAACCTTTTTCTGTGTGGTTGGACGAGGACGCACCCGGCATCTACCGCCAAGAGCATCGCCCGTCACCGGGCTTGCCTGCGGATGATCTGGACAGTTTGAAAGAGGCGAACCCCGGCGCGGCGGCTGGCATCGGGTCCAGTCTGGAATGGCTGCAAGGGCAGGCACGGCGCGCGATTGCGCGGGGCGGATCTACGCTGACCACGTTCCGGCTCTATAACCGCAATGAGCGTGTGAGCGGCGAAACCCGCGATGTGCTGCTGACTGTGGACGAATGGCTGGCCTGTGAAGCCACCAAACCACCCGCGCGGCAAGGGCAATGTGTGATCGGCATCGACCTCGGCGGCTCTGCGTCTATGACGGCGGCGGCGTTCTACTGGCCTGAGACGGGGCGTCTCGAAGCCCTCGGCACCTTCCCAAGCAAGCCGAACTTGGCGGATCGTGGCGCAAACGATGGCGTTCAAGGCCGTTATGTCGAAATGAAGGATCGGGGCGAGTTGTCCACCCTTGGCGTCCAGACTGTGCCGATTGCGCCGTGGCTGGTGGAAGTGATGGCCCATATCGAGGGCGAACCTGTCGCGGCGCTGGTGGCTGACAGGTACAAGCAATCCGAACTTGGCGAGGCTATCGAGCGGGCGGGCATCCGTTCCCCTGTGATCTGGCGCGGCTTTGGATTCAAGGACGGCAATGAGGACTGTGAGCGGTTCCGGCGCGCGGCTTTCGACGGCAAGGTGCTGACCACCGCGTCCCTGCTGTTGCGGTCTGCGTTTGCGGACGCTGTGACGCTACGCGATCCGGCGAACAATCTAAAGCTGGCGAAAGCACGGTCTACAGGCCGGATTGATGCGGCATCGGCAACGGTAATCGCTGTTGCTGAGGGCGCGCGGATCATGGGCCGTCCTGCGCACAAGGGCGGGCGCATGGCATGGGGATAAGCAAGCGCAACGAGTACAAGCGCCACTCTGCAAAGGTGACACGCGGGCCGCGCTGGAAGGCTCTGCGTATGCAAGCCTTGGACCGTGACGGCTGGGCTTGCGTCCAGTGTGGCGAGTTGCGGCGGCTGGAATGTGACCACGTTCTGCCTGTCAAAACGCACCCCGAACTTTCCTACACCCTGTCAAATTTACAAATTCTCTGCGGGCGCTGTCATGCGCGCAAAACGAGATTGGAAGTGGGCCACACCCCGCTTTCCCCGAAGCGCCAGCAATGGCGTGACCTCCTGTCGAGCATGAAAGGAAAAAACTATGCTGACATCTAAAAAGCTGGAATTGCGCCGCTCTGAAATCCGTCAAAACCTGTCGGAACTGGCGAATATTGAAACCCCGTCTGCGGACGAAACCCGCAAAATGACGGAACTGGATACCGAGTATCGCGCCAAGGAAGTGCAGTACCGCGCGGCGCTGGTATCTGAGGACGAACAACGCACCGAAGCCAAGGGCGAACTGGAAACCCGTTCCGAGAAGGAATGGACCGAGATCATGGGTGCGTTTGAAATGCGCCAGGTTGCTTTGAACCTTGATGAGGGGCGCACGCTGGACGGGCAAACTGCGGAGATCGTCACCGAACTGCGTAGCCAAGGCGGATACCGTGGCATCCCTGTGCCATATGCTGCGCTTGAAACCCGCGCGGGCGAAACCATTGCCAGCGGTACACCGAACCCGATTGCCACACGTCCCTTGATTGAACGCCTGTTCCCTGCGTCTGTCGCGGCTCAGATGGGCGTCCAGATGATCAACATCGGCAGCGGTGAAGCGGAAACGCCTGTCACTACCTCGGCCATCACGGCGGGCTGGCAAGCGACCGAGACGGGCAATGTGCCGGGGCCATCGGCCTATGCCACCTTGGACCGTCCGCTGGCACCGGATCACACTTTGGGCATTCAAATGCGGATCACCCGCAAGACCCTGAAGCAATCGGGCGCTGCACTTGAACAGGCAATCCGGCGCGATATGAACGGGGCAATGTCTCAGGAAATGGACCGTGCAATCTTCAACGGGTCCGGCGCGGGTGGCGAACCTACTGGCGTGTTCACGGGTGCAGCGGCTTGGGGCATTGCAGAAAATGCACTGGACGCGGCAGCAACATGGGCGGCGTTCCGTTCCGAAGTGGTGGCGTTTATCACGGCAAACGCTGCAAACGGTCCGGCGGATGTGCGTCTGCTGATCCGTCCTGAGGTCTGGGACACAATGGACGGCACGTTTATCAGTGGCACGGCGGTCACGGAGTGGGAACGGCTGATGAAGTACATCGGCAGCGTGTCTATGCCTCACAATGCCTTGCCTGCACCATCCGGCACACCGCTGGAAAGCAAGGCACTGCTGACCACCACGGCGGGCGGTGTTGCCCCTGTCTTTGTGGGTCTGTGGGGCGCTGTGGACCTGATCCGCGACCCCTACGCAGATGCGCAATCGGGCGGGCTGCGTCTAACGGCGCTTTCCACAATGGACACCACAATCAGCCGCGCGGTGCAGTCGCGTGTCCTGACTGGTATCCAGTAAGATGCTGGAGGGCTTTGCAGGCGGCGGGCTTGAACTCCGCAAGAGAGCATCCGGCGCGCTGGCGTTGCAAGGCTCTTTTCCCTACGGCAAACGGGCGGTCCTCAGTGATGGGGGCCGTTCCGGGCGGCCGAAAAAAGAAGTGATTGCCCCCAAGGCGTTCGCTTACCGGATCAACACGCTATCGGACCACGGCGGCAAAAAGGATATCCACCTGCTGTCTGGTCACGACTATGGCAAGCCGTTGGCGTCTGTGCGCTCTGGTACGCTGGATATCCGAGATACGCCTGAGGCTGTCACCTTCACAGCGACCATCACCGAAGAAATGCAAGAGGTGTCTTATGTGAAAGATATCCTTGCGGCGGTCGCGGCGGGTCTGGCAATCGGAATTAGTCCGGGCTTTCGATTGCCCTCTAAACGGGTCGTGCCTGAGCCTGAAAAGATCGAGGACGAAGGCATGGACCCCGAGAATGGCGCGCATAACGCCATTATCAGGACCGTTTTGCAGGCGCTTTTGTACGAAATGAGCATTGTGACCCGTCCAGCCTATCCAGAAACGCAGATTGAGGCGCGCAACTGGACGCCTGACGGGCTGATTATCCCTGACGGGCTTGGCGTGGGTCTGCACCGCACGTTGAACAGATGGAGGGCGTGAATATGGCCGTGACCAGAAAACAGACTGAGGACATTCCGGCGGCATATCCTGACGTGGGTGCAAACGAATTTGGCTTTGCGCCGTCTGATGCGGATTGGCAGCGGATCGAGGCGTATATTGCGCACCGCTTCACACCGCGCGGCGTGGTCTGGATTGTCGAGGGGGAGGGCGACTGGACGCCACCGCTTACGCCTGTCACGTCCCTCACTGCGGAAAAGTGGGAGGGCGGCGCGTGGGTGGCCGTGGTGCTACCAGAGGGGCCATATGGCTATTGCCTGACCTCGGGCGGGCCATTCCGCATTAGCGCCACTGTCGGGCCTGAGGGCGTCACTGTGGAAGGTGTCACAACCTACGCTGTGCCTGCTGCTGTGGCAAAGGCTGCGCAACGTCTGATGAATTATTCGCTCATTGGCATCGACACTGACGAAAACGGCAATCTGGCAAACGTGCCGGAACTGGCGGCAACATCTATTCGCCGGAATGGCGATGGCGAGGGGGCGGCGGAAACCGAACTTGAGCGTCCTAGCACATGGATTGCCAAGTCACTGCAAAACTCAGGCGCGGCGGATCTGCTGCGCACATACCGGAGGGCAAACTGATGTGGCCGTTTAAGAAAAAAGAGATCGAAACCCGTTCAAGTGGCACCGGATACACGGCGCAAGTGATGGCGGCGCGGGCGGATTACATCGGCGGCGTTGATGGATTGGCGGAACTCACTGGCACCGTGCAAGCCTGTGTGAGCCTGTGGGAAGGCGGTTTGACCCTTGCGGACGTAGACGGCACCGACCTGCTGACCCCTGCTGTGCTGGCGCTGTCTGCGCGCGCTCTGGCGTTGCGGGGGGAAGCTGTGTTTGTGATCGGCAATGACGGGCTGTTGCCTTGTTCGGATTGGGATTTGACCACCAGTTATTCCAAGCCTACCGCCTACCGCGTGGGCATCCCTGACACGGGCGGCGGGCGAACTATGACTGTGCTGGCGGGCGAAGTGCTGCACCTGCGGATCGGCTCAGAAATGACCATGCCTTACGTTGGCACGGCACCCTTGCGCCGCGCACGTCTTACCGCTGGTCTCTTGCAAACACTCGAAACGGCTTTGGGCGAGATTTACGCAAACGCACCGCTTGGCACCTCAATCGTGCCGTTCCCTGAATCGCCGGAAACTGACATGGAAAGTATCGCGCGGGGCTTTCGTGGCACCCGTGGGCGCGTCCTGATCCGCGAGAGTGTGAACGTCCAAGCGGCGGGCGGGCCTGCGCCGGCTCAGGACTGGAAGGCCAGCGATGTGACGCCTGACCTGTCCAAAGCAATGACCCGCGAGACATGGGCAGCGGCGCGATCCGGCATCGAAATGGCGTTCGGTGTTCTGCCCGGTCTGAGCAATCCCGTCACCACGGGGCCGCTGGTGCGAGAGGCACAACGTCACCTTGCGCAATGGGCGCTAATGCCTATCGCGGCGATGATCGGGCAAGAGGCATCGGAGAAGCTGGGCCAGCCTGTCAAGCTGGACGTGATGAGGCCGTTACAGGCTTTTGATTCCGGTGGGCGCGCGCGAAGCCTTGGCGCAATTATCAAGGCACTGGGCGAGGCAAAGGAACTGGGCGTCGATCCGGCGATGGCGCTTAAATTGGTGGATTGGGAGGACTGACACGCAAAAGGTTTAGCCGCGTGTCTTGTCCATTTCCTTAACCTTTAATGTGACGACATGCGGCTTTTCTTCAATGTAGCCGGGGGGTAAATGCCACTCACGTTCTTTCACTATATATGGACCATTGGTTTTCCACCAAAATACATCGCCCACTGAGGGAACTGTTTCGGCTTCAATATCACCGATGAGTTTATCACCGTCAAAAACTCGCATTAGTGTCATGGCTACTCTCTCAATTTAACATTTTTCAACAATGGATTATGCTTGGGCGCAGATCAAGCGCCTCAGTATGATTGCCATAATCCAGCACGCACGAGCGTTCAGAGATTGGCGGGTTTTTGGGCGGGTAAGCGTCACGAGTCTGTGAAATTTATATTAGAAACAGTAGCTTGCTGGCTGATCTGGAGCGGGTAACGAGAATCGAACTCGTAACTAAAGCTTGGGAAGCTGCCGTGATACCTTTTCACCATACCCGCGCGCCAGTGCGATCTAGGTAATGCCCGCCCGCTGACCCGTCAAGGGGATAAGCGGGCGGGCAGGCGGGA